GAACTGCACCGGTTGGTACACGCGATGCAAAGATTATAGGTCCTGTATCATCGGCTAACTTACCAATACCACTATTACTACCGTCACCTATGACTTGATAAACAGAAGTCCATATATAATCTTTACCACCTTCCGGTACAATTCCCGAAGATGGTATTGAAACTAAATTATTATTGCTGTCAAAGTATTTTCCAGTTATAGGAATAAATTTAACTAATGCTCCTGGCATTATATATCTTAAATTACTATTAGAATAATTACCAACTGATGCAGGACTTGCTACAGTTTTAAAATAACCTCTACTTTGTCCCGGAGTTTTATTAACTTCAACCCACGATAAAAGTAATGCATATAATGGCATATTATCGTAATTATTAAAATAAAAAGATCGCAGGCTAGGTAATTCTACTATAGGGGCTAGAGAATTTTTAATTACTGCAAGAATTTGATTCCTAGTAGTAAACTCAAATTCAAAGTACAATTCCGACGTTTCTTGGTATAAAATACCATCAGTAGCAAATATGTTAGTACTGCTATAACTACCACTTACGTCTGTTAGATCAAAATATTTGCTTAATCCGCTACTAATTCGATTAACGCTTTTTATCTTTAATATATCAGTACCGGCACTTAATGGGGCAATATTATAATCCTCGCCCGTAATCATTCTATTCTGCAAATAATAATTTTGAGGAGCTTTAGCCTGTATACTAGCATTACTTTCAGGACCTGAACTATTATTAACTGTATATTGTAAACTAAGTGTTAATTGCAAAGCATGGGTTTGTCCCAATGCATTAGTGTATGGTAGAGTAATAATAACTCCGCTCATTTGTTCTGGTTTAATTACATACGTTTGACCGTTACTTTGTCTATAAAATAATTTAAAATTGCCTTTAGGTAAATCTCCAAACACTCCATCTGCAAAATTTAAATCTATTTGATCATTTTCTCTCGGGGTGATTGCATATATCGTTCTTAAATCTTCATTAAGACTATTATATATAACATTGTTATTATTGTTTACAGTTGGAACATCTGTCCATAGGGTGGAATAATTTCCATTGACATTTAATTGCCATAACCATACATCTGTATCATTGACATCGGGTGTATTAATTCCAACAATTTCATTAGGTACTGGATTATCTAAAGAGAACGATACGAGGCTCATCGATCCTTGTTTGAACATAGTAAAGAATCCTGTATTAGCACTCCCCGGGCCTTGGTTATCGTTTTTATAAACAAAACTAAATGAACCACCGGGTTTAGGTGGTGATTCTTGTATATAAGTGCTGTTGTTAAATGTGCATGGGACTACTTCAAATCCCATAGCTACACCATCGATATTTTTGTTAAAAGTAAACAAAGGAACATCAGGGGTTGAATTATTAAAATAATATTGCTCAGTTAACACACCATTTAGTGTTTGTCTATCAGCAGGATTTCCAAAAGACGAACTTATTGACGAATTCATTATGTTGATAAATTGCTGATACCAATTTGAATTAGTAGAATCGTTCCAGCCAACTGTGGTATTTGCTAAATTAGTTCCGTTAGAATCAATCACACTATCAGTAGTTGATATAGCAGTAATTTTTAAAAATCCAAATGCGGGAACGTTTCTTTTTGGGCGATAACTAATTAATTGTGCAAGACGCAATATACTATCCCGACGCTGAGCTGTTTCTAAAAAGTTTTCACGAGCATTTAAATCAATACGAAAACTTAAATTTTGTCCTAGATACGCAATAAGATCAATTAGTGCAATATATTCACTACTATCAATAAAATCATTAAAGTCTTCAGGGTAATTTTCCTGAAGATAGGATACCATGGTGCGTTTTAATGTTTCAAAATCGTAGCTTTTAAAGTCGGCGTTACGGAATGATTGGTATATTTTTGTCCAATCTTCGCCTACTAGCAATTTGGTGTTAGTTGAAGGAATCATAGTTTCATTTAGATACCATATTTATTGAAAAAATTAACTATATACATTATTGTAATGCCAAACCAATTTTTTGATCAAACATTAATCTTAAAGTTGATGTCTGGTTAGTATTTCTCATACTAAGAGAAATTTCAATTAGAAATCCTCTTTCAAATTCGTTAACCTGAATCTGTGTTGGGTAAACTCGAGGATCTAAATTGCAGATTTCTCGAATATCTGTAGTTAATAGCTGTTTAATTTCCGGAGTTAACGGCTCCATAAGTGTGTCCCATATAATAGTACCGAACTTAGGATTCATTAATCGCTGACCCTTTCTAGTATTAAAATGATTTAACAAATCTTGTTTGATTAAATCAAAGTCATACAATTTAGACCCTCGACTATCAGGATTAGTGGTACTAAATCCTTTATAATAATGTGTCAAGCGATCAGAGTGTTGACTACCATAATCAGTTACATTAATTTCTAAATTCTTATAAGGCATGATATATTTATTGTCCGCCCGAACCAGTCTTTATAGGATTACCACTGCTATCAGATACAATACCGCCGTTGCCGCTACTAACCGTTTTTCCTTGCAGTTGACCAAGAAAACATTCATAATATCCTTTCTTCTTGGCATATATATCAGGAACGCAAAATCCTACTGCATGAATTGCTTTTTCAACATACCCTGGATCATTTTGATCAGTTTTACATCTATCAAGCATATATTTTACACTAATCTCAGCAGCCACAGTTGGATCATTTAATAATTTGGGATTGTTTAATAAATCCTTGCCTATCATAGGTCCATATTTGGCATAATTACCTCTTCCGGTCAACTGAATATAACCACGACCTATAAAATTGCCGCCATCACCCGGTTGTGTATTACCTAGTCCTTTCCCTTTACTAGTAGTGCTACCATATAAAAATTCAGGTAAACTATTATTAGGGTTTCCTGCATATTGTTTTGCAAGTGCTTCATTCCCTTTGAACACGCTAGGGAATACTTGTAATAATCTGTCAGCAGGATAATTAAATCCTTCCTCTACTAATTTCCATCCGCATTCGCCACCTGCAATACCTAATAATGCTGCTACAGCATATGGACTTGTTAAACCATATTTGGCGCAGGCTGCTTTAATTGCTGCAATACCTGCCTGTGCTGAAGAAGCATTAACTGCTTTAGCATAATCAGGTGTACATGTTCCGGGACTAACTTCTTGTTGGTTAGCAGGTTGTTGCTTACTAGAAGCGGGATTCGGCGATATACCTGATGCACTTCTATCTGCCAATGTAACATCGGTGGCTGCTGGAGAAAATTTAGGCGGATCAATATTTTCATGCTGTGGCCACGGTTCGTGCGTTGGCACACGTTGCATAATAGTTTTAATTGTTCCTGTATTATAAAATTTAGCATCACTCCATCCATATGGAACTTGTTTATCAGGTAGGCTAAACATAATAAGTTTAGGCGGTATCACTGCAGACTTTGCTATAGCAGGAGCCAACGCACTAGGACCATTTAAATGAATATTTGCTCCAGATACTAATACATTTCCATTAGCACCAAGACTAAGCACCTTTGCTGTACCTATATTAATATTACCGTCGGCTGCTATGCTGATAGCACTTTGGGCAGCTAAATTTATAGCAGCGGCTGATTCAAGTTCATAAGTTGACCCTATTGTAATATTGGCAGTATCACCAATTGTTTCATCATGGGATCCTCGGATAGCAATTTTTTGATCGCCGTCAACTACTAAAAAATTATATCCAGTAATATTTGTTTCCATGTTTTTTCCAGCACGTACATGTATATTACGACCTGCTTCAAAATTAATATCTCTGTTAGCCCTAAAATTAAAATCATTTTCAGTATGAATGCTGACACTATCAGTGGCAAATATGTCAATCTTTCCTGCTGATGATAATTCAATCCAAGCAGTACCTTTACTATTAGCTATATAAACTAAATCTTGACTATTATGCATCAATATCTGGTGGCCGGTACGAGTTCTTATTCGAACAAGTTCATTTTGTCCATTAACATCTCCGTCGTCCATGACAAATGTGCTGCCGCCGAGTCTACTGACCGGCGCTTGCTTATTTCCTTCGTAGCCTAGCTTACCTGTTTTTGCACCAGCACTAGTATCTAGTGGACCCGGTGTTGATATACCAAACACATGACTTGGTAATTCTCGCCTTGCACTAGATGATGTAACTCCACGAATAGTATCTAATAATAGTCCTTGCTGAACTAGTCTGTCTGCAAACGGATGTACTGGTTTGTCAAACCTTTCGGGATTGGGGTTTTCTAATTTTTTTGATCCTTTATGAAATTCTGCAACCGGCAAATAATCAGTACCATATTTCCTACGCTGTTCTTCAGTAATTGCAACACGTTTGCTAGCTGCTATTCCCGGAATCATATGATTTTGAAAAACATCATTAACACATCCGATCCAGTATCCTTGATTAGGATCACCGTCAATGAATATGACCATAACGGTAGCCCCTATATCGGGAGGGATTGCCCAAAAGCCGTAGCTTTTTTGTACATCGTTGAAGTCACTACTGTTTGTTCCTTCATGCCGAATTGATGTATTTCCTGCAAATGGACTTAGATAACGAACGGGATACGTTTCTCCCTGTACTTGAGTCGAACCGGGTAATCCTTTAATTAGAGCAACTTCCATACCGCCCATATAAGTTGGATCAAGATGGTTTGTAACTTCAGCTAAGAATGGACCCGGAGTCGGTAGTAGGGCACGTTTTCTGGTTTCAGTAGACATTTTATATTTTATTTTTTATTGTACTAACTAATTTATCCAATGGACTGGCGCCACTGGTCATGCTTCCGAATTTTGAACTTATTGTTCCTGCTAATCTCTGATCAAGATTTGTTATATTTCCAGTTAACCCTGAAAGTTGAGATCTGACACTTGTTAATTTATCGTTAGCAGATGTTAAATCAACTGCATTAACAGTTCCAGGTATATTTAAAAGAGGTATTGACTGATACGACGGGACTGATGCTAATGCCGAATTAACTAAATCAGGTGGTAATAAACTTCCTGGTATATTTTTAACATTAGTAACTCCATATAAATTTGCTAACCCAACAGAACCACTCTTAGCAGCAACTGCTTTAACATATGTCATGTCGGGCGTTACTGCTGGAGCAGTCGTA